AACTTAATGTGCCGCTTACGATCAAGACACGGGATGAATACCGACATGCCCGGCTCAAGTTTCATCCACGGGATAAGTATTGTCAGATTCAGAATCTTTAACATTGAGCAGTGCCTCTTCTCGGAAGAACGATAGCTTAGTCGTATCAAACACAAGGGCTGGTGCGTTAACGTCTGTGTTAATAATTGTTCCAGCCGCCATACGCTTGCGCTTTATGCCAAGGAAAGCCTTGTTCTTCTTGTACATCCCTAGTGATTCTTCAAAGTTCAACTGACCCTTGTTGCACTCCTCGCGGTAAACCTTGGATACCACATACAAAAGTTTTGTATCAGGCTCATACCGCACCGACAGCGCCCCACGAGGTTCACGAATCGGTCCAGTTTCTAGTCCGGTCTTGCCATCTTTTGTGCCGTTTATGACCAGAATCTCATGGAACTTGCGCTGCAAGAAGCTGCCCAAGAAGTCGCTATTGTCCAACAGCATGATACGGTTCTTAACTCTAGCGTCCTTGATATGACTAACGATAAAATCCAACACGGGTTTGTGCGGGATATCAATTATGTTAAGTCTGTTTGCAATCATGCCGCCAACTATAGCAAGCGTAGCCATCACCGACCAAAAGCGTTCAGAGTTCTGCATCTCAGCCGCATGCTCGATTTTTGACTGAATCTTGCTAACGAACTCTATAACTTCAGGCAGGTGCGTAGATACGTACTGCACAAACGGCACAATCGCATGCCCGTAGTTATGTTCGAGGCGACCAAAGTGTGTGCGTGACCAAGCTGTGTCTCCGTTAGGATCGTTGGCAATGTGCATCTCCAGTAGGCGCATCAACTCCGCTTCGGGAAAGCTCTTAATGGAAAGTAAATCGTCGCGCAAAGAACGGTTAGATGTTGTAATTAGTCCGGTTGCCCAGTGCGTCAGGTTAATGCGTTCGGAATTGTCTTGTGACCTCATGCGGTTCTTGCCACGACCTTCAGTGATGTCGTACACAAGGTTAGACTTTTGGTCTGGTGCCATGTTCGTCATCTCGTCGAACAAAATTGGTATGTGTTGGTACGTTCCAATACGCTGCAGTTTTTGGTTATAGGTATCCTTCACAAGCATGAGCTGCTCAGTCGGGTTGCCGTAGATGCTACCGATTGCATTGAGCAATGTGGTTTTGCCTGAGCCTGAACCTTGTGACTTAAGGCTTAGCAAGTATCCTTTCACTGCTGTGTGTTTCAGTAGGACGTTACCAAACCCCAAGAACAACGCAAACGCTTTAGCTTGCAGACCTTCGGTGCGATAGTAAGACACTACGTCCTTCCATATATGGAAGTCTCCCCTTGGGCGGAACGTAGGTATAAGCGGTAGCGTCGTTGCAGTAGGTGGGCTGTATTTAATTTCGGTGGTTCTAATCTCTCTGTCACCAAGAATAAATGCGGAGTCATCTGGCAACCAACCAAACTGCCTACGTGCTTTCTCAGCTTCGTTGGAAGCTTGTAGTTCTTCTACCCATCGTGTTATGTAAGCCATTAGTAAATCCTGTTTTTTACCTAGCACAGCAATGCCATGCGATGCGATTGTGTCTCTGAATCTGTCTTTAGCCATCACTGCAGCCAACGGCATAATAAACTCTTGAATACCGTCTTTGGGTAAGTGCAAGCGCATGAGTAGGGTTACGCCTACATCGGGGTCTCTCATGTGTTTGACTACATAGAAGTCGTAAGGATAGATAAGCTCTTCCATGTCCCCAAGCTCTTCGTCTTTCTTACGGATGTAGACGCCCCCGACTTTGCCTCGTACAAACGGGAAAGGGTACTTGGGTATGACTACTGTTTGTGCAGGGGCGGTCTCGGTCTCAGGAATTTCAACTATGTTGTCTTCTTCGGTCGCTTCAGCAAACTCTTTACCCAACATAATAGGCGACGATATCTTGTGGGTACATCCTTCGCAACCGGAGGCGTTGAGTTTCCTGAAGGTGATGCAGGTGTACGGGCCTCGAGTCTCGCTAGCCTTTCTTTCAGTCTCCGCTGCTGAGTAATTTGGGTGCTTGTTGGATATTGCATGGATAGCCTTATCTCGGTCTACACAGTGTTGGGCGATAGAAAGCGCTGCCCGCCAAAGGGGTTCCTCAATATTATTCTGTGCTTCGTATATCTGCAATATCTGATTACAGCCCTTGCCCTCGGCTTCCACGCTCTTGATGAGTATGGTTTTAAACTTAGACTGGTTGTTGCCCATCAACGCAAGAGTAAGGGGATCCATCTGCTTAGGAACAAATGGTTGCCCACCCATACCGGCAAACACATCAACTTCTGGTGCTTCGAGTGCTTCGAACACACTGTTAGATATAGGCGTACCTACAACAAGTACTTGCACTTTTAGCGGAGACTCAGGGTTCTTGTAATTAAATGTGCCGGGCACACGCAGTATGCGAGCGGAGTCGGCGGTCACTGCAGGATCAGCATGCAGCTTATGCTTTTCACACAGAGCTTTGAGTCGTTCTGCTAACGGCTTCCATACATCGCGTTCAACTGCCGTATCCAGTACCCAATACGCATGCACCCCACGCCCTGAGTTAACTATAGTAGGCTTGGGTAGCCCTGTAGTTTTAAGAAATTGTTTAAGTGCCGACAGCCCTTCAGCTTGATCGGCATACGGTTTACCAAGTCCACAGTCTAGGTCAAGAAAATAAGATTTAAATTGCGCAGCGTTCTTCGAGGTGCGCCCTTCGGCAACATCCGTAAATGAGGCGAGTGCAAAGTACGCATCGTATTGCACTGCTACTAATTCTTTGGCTAGCTCTTCTACTTTTTCTATTGACTCTACAAACTTTTGTTTTGGCTTCTCATCTTTTTTTAGTCCTACCACGCAGTACGTACCGCTTGGAGGCAGCACTGCGGACAGAAATTCATTCGTCGTTAACATAGCCGTCCTTGTCCGTCATTAAAAAGGATAGAGCAGGGGTGGACGGCATCACCCTCTTCGGTAGCTAACCTAGCTCTTCCTGCTACAACGCTAACTCAATTTGTCAACGAGCTTTTTCATTTTTTCACGATGCTTCTCAGGGACGTTATTTTTACCACGAAACCATGCGTATACAGTCATACGGGTTACCCCGAAATACTCCGCTATATCAGTTACGGGTATGTCATTAGAGATGCAACATAAAGCAAGACGCACACCAATTTTCTTTTGATCTGCAGTCTTGACATCATTGACAAAAGAACTTAAGTAGCCCTTTGGCATAGCAACCCCTTATTTGTCGTCATCGTCCCAATCGGAAAGGATTGAACCAAGGTCTTTCTTAGGAGCAGGTTCATCTTTCTTCTTAGTTACTTTGACTGGCTCAGTCTCAGCTTCAACAGGTGCAGCTTCGACTTTAGCTTCAGGTGCTTGTGGTACGGGCGCTGCTAGCTTCTGAATACCATCGGCTTGTGCAACAGTCATCGTGATTGCCTTCTGAGCGGCGTCTGACTTACCTTGTTCAATAGCTGTTTGGATCTCATTGGACTCCAAGAAGCGTACCGGCTTAAACGTAATCTTCGGTGTAGAAGACGACGTATCAAAGCGCATCTCAGTTACAACCGCAGTGATAGGCACACCCTTGCTACCAATCATCTTGGCGTACATTTGCAGAGGCCACTTACCTGTCTCACCTTCACCAAAGATTGATGTTGATGGTAGGGTCAGTTGAAATACATCGCCACCGATGTCGTTGTCCAGAACCACAGCAAGACGCTGCGAGAAACGGCAAGCACGAGTCTCACCTGAACCAGAACCTTTTACGTTTTGTGGACATGTAGCACACGACTTAGCTTGAGGCTCTTTAACCGCGCTATCAGGATAGTCGCCGTTAGCAGACCAACAGTCGGGGGCAGTGGACTGACCCTTCTTGTATACACCTGCATAGAACGTGCGCGATACTTTTGGTGAAGCCGCTATGATAACTGCATTGAGGTTACGCTCTTCCTTTTGAGCAATCTCTTTACCGTTAACTAATAAGCGCCATACACCACCTTCGATAGAGATACGCTTGCTTCCACCACCGCCGCCACCCATAAGGGCTTTAGTTGTGTCATCAAGCTCCAAAGCCTTCAAGTGCGCGGGAAGGACAACATCAAGCATTGCAAGATCATTACTCATTACATCTTCTCCTATTTACGACGAACGGTTACTGCAAATGAAGCATCCACATTTAGCCCCGGTGGATGTAAGTCGGGGTTCTCCTCTAGGAACTGTTCCATATTCCCATTGGACACACGCTGCTGCAACAACTGCATCGCGTCATGCTCTTTCATAAACTTGTAGAACGAATCCCAGTCGCTAGTCCAATAGCGTTTTGATATCCGCTTAGTGACTGTGCCGAACTCAGTGCGCAAACTTTCAGCGCCGGTATCCTTGCAAATCTCAAGTAGTTTGGCTTGGATAATGTTCTGTTGCTCTTCAAGCGCATCGGCTTCTTTAGTAAGCTCTGCGCGTTTGTCTCTTATCTTGATATAAATCTTGACCAGCTTATCTGCTGTTATGTTTTCCATTCTCTTCTTCCTTTATGTTTTTAACTACATCTAGATTTTAGTACTATAACTATACAGTGTCAACCTCCTCCAAAACATTTTTATAAAGGTCAATCATCTTATTGTGGATGTCCACCTTAGACTCCAACATCTTGTACATCTTCTTCTCTACTGGCGAGCCTTGCAGTTGCACAACGGTACATGGGTTATGTTGCCCTGCACGATGGACACGAGCATTAGCTTGTAGATAAGTCTCTACGGAAGTGATGGGTGCGAACCATACCACCACGTTTGCTGCTGTGAGCGTGACACCATGCGCCGCTGCTTGAGGTTGAATAACAAGAACTCGAGGCTTGTCGGAGGTTTGGAAGTCTGCGAATATCTCTGTCCTTCTCGACGCTGATACTGAACCGTTAATAATTTCTGTCTCAATACCATCCTTACGTAGCTCCTTTGTAACTAATTCAATAGCATGCCGGTACGGTACAAACACAAGTACCTTGTGGCTTGCTTCTTCTATAACTTCTTTTAGAGCGTTGATACGAGTAGACGCATCAAACGCAACGACCTCCCCACTATCCGCATACACAGCACCGCATGAGAGTTGCAACAGTTTGTTTAGGTTAGCTGCTGCGTTAACGGTAGTGATGTCTTCTCCCGCTGCAGTAGCGAGCATGTTTTTACGGATGATCTCGTAGTACTTAAGCTGTTGTGCAGTCAATGGTACTTCGCGTGTGGTGTAGGTCATGTCAGGTAAATCCAGACACTCTTCCTTCGTGAACCTTATCGCGGGCTGCAGTACATCATGCACGATGTTCTCTGCGCTAGGCTTGGGCATCCATTTAAACTGCGTGACCTTCTGCATCACCATGTCACGGAACGATCCATAGAACTTAGGCACTCGGCTCGGTGCAACCAACTTAGCCAGACCGTATGCGTCCGTAGGTGATTGTGATGCAGGTGTACCTGTCAACATCCACAGCCATGTATCAGGCTTGACGATAGCGTTTAAAGTTTTCCAACGAGTTGTGGAGACAGTCTTGTATGCGTTAGCCTCATCAATAACAACTAAATCAAACCCACCCTTAGCTACTGCGTCCTGAATAATGTTCAGTCCGTCATAGTTCACAATCACAAACTCGGCATCACTGTTAACAGCTTGTATGCGTTTGTCTCTGGTGTAACTGTGTGCGATGGCAACGGTGCGGTGCATAGCAAATCTGAACAAGTCATTCTGCCACGCCGATCT